CCACCTTCGGCGATGGCATGTACTGGTACGAGGAGCCGGCCACCGGTGCGATCTACTACGCCGTGCTGTTCGTCCTGCCGGCTAAGCACGACGTGCCGGCCGGTAATCCGGAAAACGATCGCCTGGCGTTCTTCTTCAAGTATGTCGATCGCAAGCTGACGCTGGCCGAGATCCGTGTCAACGGTGACGACATCGCCAACGCTGCCGGCAGCTTCAGCGGCTGGATCTTCAGCAACGAAGAGCTGGTCACCGCCTTCTACGAGCGCAGTGAAGAAATGCGTGCGGACATCGAAGGCGGCGATCCGTGGCCGGACGCCAAGCCGGTGCGCGTGACCATCGAATCCGATGACCCGCATCAGGCGGCCATGCTCACCGCGCTGTTGCGTGAAGCCATCCTGTTGCGCGACATGCGCATGACCGAGGGTCAGCGTGAGCGGATCTCGGCTGGCGGTCGTCACGGCATGGAGATCCAGGTGCCCGAGCTGTACCGCGAGATCTTCAACACCGAATACGCCCAGAAAGAGCAGACGACCTTGGACCAGGGTCTCGTCGACGTGCGGCCGCTGTTGGTGCAGATCCGCGTCAAGTAATTCCCTTTGGCCAAGGATGGCCTCTCCTGCAACACCCTCGTAACACACCTACCCTCAATCAGAGAAAACGAGACACCCATGGCCAAGTCCACCAAGATCACCCGTCACCATCCGGTCAACGCACTGCTGGGCGATGCCCTGCGCTGTGTGCGCAAGGTGCGTGAATTCCTGAAACCGAACATGGTACTCACCTACCGCGACGTGGAAAAGCTGCGCAAGGTGAGCAACGAAATCACCAAGACCCGCAACCTGGCGATTTATCGCGCACGCCAGGCCGGGTTCACGGTGAAGGAGGTGGCTGAGATGTTCGAGTTGACCGCAGCACGGGTCAGCCAGATCATCAAGGCACACCCCCACAGCGCCTCCCGCAAGGGAGAGTGATCCACTGGGCCTAGGAATGGGCCCTTTACCAAAGCAGGAAATCTGATGAAGAGCTACGTCTCCTACGTTGGTCCCACGAGCATGATGGCGGTCGGTAACGACCCCAGTTCGACGGGGCACGCAATCGGTCTTTACTTCACCCTCCCGGCTCCGGTCGAGGAAGGCGAAGATCCGGCACCGCCGGCCTTCTGTGGCGTGAACTACGTCCTGGGCGGTGATGGCCTGATGGTCGATGAAGTGTTGCAGAGTCTGCTGGCCAAACTGATCAGCCTGGAGGGTCCGTACATCGACCCGGCAGTGGTGCTCGGTATGGACCAGGACTTCTACGACCAACTGGCTTCGCAGGATCTGTCGGTGAGTGATGCCGGCCTGACCCGTGCGTTCTTCGGCCTGCCGACCCATGTGGTCGACGGCAAGCTGGTCTTCGATACTGAATCTGAAGCTTGGGCCGCACTGCTCGAGAACAATCAGATCGAACTCACCCGCGCGCCGTAAAGCAACACCGGCCCGGTTACTTCGGTAGCCGGGCCTCCTTCCCCCATTTAGTCATTTCTCCTTTCCTCTACCTACAAGGTGACTACCATGCAACTGACCATCTCCCGCCCGACCCGTTCCATTGGCCGTTTCTTCTCCAGCCTCTTCGCTCCGGAACGCGACAACCTGGTGCTGCGCAATGAGCGCCACCTGGAAGTCTCCCGTCGCCTGTACAAGTGCTCCGAGCTGGCTCACAAGCCGGTTTGGGAACTGCTGGCCAGCGATCCCCATTTCCATGCCGCCCTGCCGGTGGCTAACGTCCCGTACCTGATGCGTGTGGTCATCACCGCCGATGAGGTGCGTGCCAACTTCTACCGCTGCGAGATGGAACCGATCGGTGAGCCGGTCTACGACGTGCGCTGGCGCAACAATGGCGAGCTGGGCTTCATGGTCGGCCCCAACGACAAGGTCGAGCCGCTGGTCCGCGATCGTCGCGGCCTGTACGTGGACCTGTACGAGCCGGAGATCAGCTACCGTCGTTTCCTGACGGTGGAGGAGATCGCCCAGGTCGCCACGTTCACCCAGTCCCAACTCCTCACCTTCGACAAGGCCTGAATCATGTCCAGTTCCTATATCAAGCGTCGTCCTTTCCACATTGTGGTCCGCGGTACCCGTAACGGTAAAGTTGTGGCCCGCACCCGTCTGCGCGGCTACGTCAAAGCAAGTGCCACGCGCGAGTTCGAAAGGCTGTGCCGGCTGGCGCAAAACGTGGATGCATTCAAAACCACCTCGAAGTACGGTCCGGTTCGCATCGAACTGTACGAGGGTCCGTCGTCGGCGCGTCACAACAAGCGACTGATCGCCATGGCCGGTGACTTCGGAGCGCCGAAGATCGTGGACTATCTGGGTCTGCTCCGTCCGAAGTCCGACATGCACGTTGCGGACATTCTGCCGGGTCTGGAGAATGGCGTTCTGGGCCTCGATCCGCGCAACGCTGAATTCGATGGTTCGGTGTTGGACAATATCCCGTTCTTCGAACACGGGCGCGACTTCGACGGCGATGCGTTGAACAGTGGTCAAGACGACTTCACCATCGACGTCGGTGAAATCAGTCAGGCTGAACATCGCGAAGTGATTCGCAAGATGCTCACTGAAGACCCGGAGGGCCCGGCACCGAAACCCCGTCGCCCCCAGCCGATTCGACTGGCATCGGACTTCGAACTGGCCGCTTGGGCGGGCGCGCTCAGTGATGGCGTCAGCTCCTCGCGGAAGCAGATGTTCGCCGGACATATCGCCCAGCGTCTCGCGGTGCCGCTGACCCCGGGCGAGTTGAACGTCATTCAGGCCACGGGTCGTCAGGAACGCCAGCGCAGCTTCATCAATCACGCGCTGACTCCGTTCGGGGTCATCCTCAAGACCGTCGACGAATCCTCGGTCGATAAGGTCGACATCAACAGCGCCGAGATGCGTGACCTGATCTACTCCCACTACGAAAAGCAGAATCCGGATGTGGAACGTGCCCGGTTCGATGATGCTTACGAAAAGTGGTTGGCTCAGCGCGACCGCGACGTGGAACTGGCAGTTACCCGCTCCCCGCTGATGCGCCCCAGTACCATGGACAAGATCCGCCACAACTGCGAAGACCCCAAAACAGTTCATCCGCTCGCGTTGATCTGGAAGGACTGAAGTAATTCACTGGCGGGGAGCGTAACGGCACTCCCCGTCTTTTATCCACGCCGTCCCTACTGAAGAGAGTAAACTGACTATGAACACCGAACAATCGATGCACGTGAACTACACCCCGCGCAACGCTGCGATCCCCCGGACCGCTGACATGTACACCGGCAACGATGGCACCCCGTTCTACGTGGTGTTGCTCCACGACTTCGGCCAACCGCTGGAGTATGTGGACGACTTCGCCATCCGGCTGGAACAGCTGCGTGAAATGACTCGTGGCCTGGAAGGGAAACTGTACTACCACGTGACCGCTCAGCTGGATGGTCAGCAGTTCTGCGTCTATGACAAAGAAAAGCACATTCTGGAAGCGCGCGACTTCAGCTACCGGACACTGATGCCCGAAAGCGTCTGGCACGTCTCCGCCTCCAAGATCATCCGCTCCGTGCTGGAGAACGGCGTGGAGCGCAAGAAGGTCTGGCAGCTGTACCAGAACCAGAGCGCCCATCAGGTCTGGGAGTGCACCTACAACGAACATGCACGCGATCCGCTGTACCTGCGTCAGGGGAGCATCCCCGTTGATGCACAGCAGTTCCTGCGTGAAGTGTACAAGCAGGTGAACAGCAACACCAAGCTCAATAACCAAGATCGCAACATCCTGCTGTGGTCGCTGCAGTCCTGGGACCTGTTCGACGGCAACATGAACCGTCAGTTCACCGCCGATGAAATCACCGAGCTGAGCGCACACATCGGCAAGCTGCAACACCTGCATCACGAAGCAAATCCCGTCTTCGCGCAGTGGTTGTTCGAACGACTGGACTTCCTGACACCGGCCGGTGTCGACCATTCGCTCTCCAACTGGGTCGGTGCCTACACCAAGATCCCTGACCCGGCGGGCTGGACCACCCTCCTACGTAACGCTTACACCCGCAATCTTCCGATCGTGGGGCGTTATGTTGCCTAAATTCCTGAGGAGGAATTCCAAAATGCGCAAGACCCTCATGCCGCCACCGAGCGACTATGTTTACATCAACAACGCCACCTGTCCGAGGCGCCCCGATCGTGGGACGCAGTACCGGATCGAGTTGGCCGGTGTCGAAGCCCAGATTCTCCATCGTGAAGGGCTGATGGTGAAGTTCCTGCGGCTGGACGACAACCATCTCCTCGACCCCCATTGGGTTGAAGGCGGGCATCCGCGCCTGGGCTACTCGTGGGAGCAGCGCCTGCCGGACAAGGCAACGCTGGAAGCCTTCCACAAGCGCATGCAGCGCGACGTGCCCGGTCTGCACTACATGATCCTCAGCGTGGATGGGACTGTAGTGCGCCATCAGGCGTTGGCTTCTTCCCGCAACACGCTGGCCAAGAAGATCACGCTGGGCCAGATGCGGGTGGGTTACTTCGGACTGACTTCCCTCCAGCAGAAGAACGCCATTCGTGGCGTGAATCATCTGGCCACTGATGCGATCCTGGACGTACCGCCTGGGTTGGCCGATTCGAAGGTGGTGGAACAGTACAAGCTCCCGCAGGAGAAGGCTGATGCGTAAGTTCCTCATCGCGGCAGCACTCATGGCCAGTCTGACGGGCTGTGTGCGCATCTTCAGCGAGGAGCAGCTCACGGCAGCCGTCGCTGATTGCAAGGCGCAGGGCGGTCAGGAGATCCTGCGTACCATCAACCGCAACCCGGCTCAGGTGGCACGGGTGGATTGCCGCGTTGGCGATCGCACCCACCGTTATCTGCCGACCAAGGAAGACTGATTCACCGATGGGCAGGGAGAACAACGGCACTCCCTGCCCATTTTCACTTCTATGCCGTTCCTTCAGAGAGATTGACATGAACCACGTTAACGAATTCACCCCGGCCGCCATTCCGATGAACGCTGACGATGTGACCAACTCGATCATGCAGCTGACCGGAGACTACGGTCCCATTCCGGAATCTCCGGAACAGATGGCCGCGCTGCGCGAAGCCATCGCTGAGACGGTTGAAGATTTCGATGGCCTGATCTACCACCTCATCAAAGGCAATCCCGTCCGTGATGGCATGATCTTCGGCCGTGCTTCGATGCACGCGGTGTACATCGCTGAAAATAAGGCGATGCGCGTAATGCTCTCTCACATGGGGTCCTTCAACCCGGAATCGGATTGGATGGTTACCCCTGACGAGATCCACTGCCGCGTTTTCCGTGGCGATGACATCATCGCTAAGCGCTGGACGCCTTTCCGCAATCCGGACGGCTCCACGTCGTGGGAGGTGACCTACAACGAACATCCGGCACATCCCACGCACATGGGCGGTGGCCGCATGCCCAAGACGGCCGCTCATTTCCTCAAGGAATTGGCCGCACAGCTCTACAGTAATCGCGTGCTGGGTAAAATCAGGGACGAAAAGCTCAACGATCGACAGACCCTAAGGTCTGATGTGGCTGAATACGAAATCGAGAATTACGTGTCGGCGTTGGATCAATGGCAACTCAACGGTGCAATGCAACCCCCACGCACCTTCACCGATGCGGAGATGGATCGTTTGACCAAGCTTGCTAATCGCTTGCGCTTTCTCCACAACTGCGCCGATCCGAATGCCCTGAAGACCCTGTTCGCTGAACTGGACTTCTTGACCTGGCCGGCGACTCCCCTGCTCAGTGAACTGCTGGGTGAGTTGAACGTACCCCTGCGCGAGCGCAGCGTGCGTGCCAATAGCAGGCACAGCAACCGACTGGTACGGTCAGTGTCCTTCAACGATCACTACGGTTACCGTAGCTGACATAAACCCCTCCCAGCCGCAATGGCTGGGAGGGGCCCTATGCTTTTTCTTTTCGTTACTTGCCGCCACCCATCACCTGACGCAGATGACGGTTGCGCGAATGGAAGTCGTCCAGCATCTGAACCTTGATCCAGACTTCTTCACGGTAGGTCTCGTAGTTCTCGTTGGCGTCGGCGTAACCGTCGACGATTTCCTTGAACCGACCCAGATCCATACCACCGCGCATTTCACCTTCAGCGATGGGGATCACCAGCTCGTTGTAGATGTGCGCCTTGACGGCGTACTCCACCAGCTTGGTGAACTTGGAAACGGTCATCGAGCGCATGTGCGAGAAGTCGATGTCATTTTCTACCATGCACATCAATTGCATGGTAGAGGGCAGGATCGACTGGTCGGCAATCATCACCGTGTTCTCAGCGATCAGCTGCACGCGAGCAGTGGACTGCACCGGCATGGAGGTGTGCGAAGCCACCACCTGTCCACCCGCAGACAACATATCCGAGTAGTTGGACATGCCGTAGTTGTAGGACGAAGGCAGCGTCTCCAGACCGATCATCACCGACAGGGCGCGTACAATGCGCCGGTTCTGCGTGCGATCCATCGGAATGCGCACCACGATCGTGGCCTGGTTGTAATACTCCTGCTCCAAACCGGACAGGGGCACTACCACCAGCGTACCGCCGGTCATGTTGCTATCTTCCATGACGCGAGCTTCCACGATCTTCTCGCGGATCATCGCATCCAGACTGAGCGCATTGCGACTCTGGGCGAACTGGAACAGGTTGGGGCCGAAGTTCTGATCCATGAACGCGACCTGCAAGATCTGCGGCGGGATCAAACGCTTGACATCAGCGATGGCCTTTTGAACGGGGGTCATGGTCATGGCGTACACCAAAGGAATTGTCTCATAGCTTTGAGGTGAATCTTCAGCTATTTGTTTTCATCCACACATTACCCATGGTAAGGCGAACCATGATGATGTAGAGGACTATCCATTCAAGGGGGAAGTTGATGAGCGCTATCAAACAAACTGGTTTGCCCGTCAACTACGGGTGGTATACCAGCCAGCAGCACAATTACAAGCCGCGTGATGTCAGCCTGGAGATCCACGAAGAGCTGGCCCGCGCGATCCTGTCCAACGACGATGTCTTCATGAAGATGGCCGCCGACGCTGAGTCGGGTCTGACCGTCAGCATCCAAGTGGGTCGTGACACGTTGCACATGAGCGTGTACACCGGCGATGAGCTGTTCAGTCGCCAGCGCTGCACCGAGCGTGACCTCAGTAAGTCGGTCCTGCTCATGGTTGGTCGTGATTGCAAACTGCGCTCGGTCTTCCGTACCGACGTGGAGCGCATCGCCACCAGTTACCCCAGCTTCTATTCCGTGCGTAGCCTTACCCCTGCCGAAGTTGCCCGTCTGGACTACTGGCAGGAGATCTACGTCGAACTGGGCATCGAAGGTGCCCGGGCCAAACTGATCGAAGGCGTTGCCCTGCTGGTTGCCACCTGCATGGACCCGTCCCTTGATCCCCTCGCTGTCCACTAGCACCGACTCCAAGGAAAAACAATGCAACAGCAGAACATCTCCACCGACCGCGGCCGCGTCCGTCTGTACGCCTGCGGTGGCTTCGGTGTCAACATCGGTTCTTACTTCGATGGTTTCAAGGGCGAGATCGAACCGGGCTATTCCTCCGTGGAGCCGGCCTACATCGATACCTCCCGTTCCAACTTCAGCAAGGCCGGCCTGAGCGCCGACCAGGTCTTCGTGCTGGAAGGCGCCGATGGTTCGGGCGCGATCCGTTCGGAGAACCATCCCGAGATCCTGAAGAACATCCCCAACATCCTGCAGCAGTTCAAGCCGCTGGACTTCAACATCGTGGTCTTCTCCGGCGCCGGCGGTTCCGGTTCGGTGTTCGGTCCGCTGATCCTGTCCGAGCTGCTGGCCCGTGGCCTGCCGGTTATCGCCATCGTGGTCGGTGCCGATGATTCGGCCAAGGCTGCCGAGAACACCCTCAAGACCCTGCAGGGCCTGGAGCACACCGCCGAGAAGCGCGGCCTGCCGGTGGCGATGTACTACCGCCAGAACGACAACGGCGACAACAAGCGTTCGTCCATCGACAAGGACAGCCAGTACGTGATCAGCATGATCTCGATCCTGTGCTCGCGCCAGAACGATGAACTGGACTCCAAGGACATCCAGAACTGGGTGCAATTCACCAAGGCCACCTCGGCCGAAGCTCGCCTGGCGCGCCTGATGATCTGCGATTCGACCAACGTCTCCCAGATCGCCGATCCGATCGCCATCGCCAGCCTGCTGGCCAGCCCGGATGACGCCGGCCGTGAGATCGTGCCCGAGTACAGCTGCACCGGTTATCCGGAAGCCAAGGCCGTCCACAGCCTGCTGCCGCTGCACCTGGTGCTGACCTTCGAAGGCATCCCGGCCATCGCCAAGCGCCTGACCTCGCGCATCGCCGAGCTGGAAACCCAGCGCAAGGCCCGCGTGCGCCACGACTCGCTGCTGGGCAATGCCCAGACCGACGGCGACCTGGTCCTGTAAGTCCCGATCCCCGCCCTTCGGGGCGGGGGTTTTTCCACCGCCAATCGAGTTACCCATGGAACCGATCACCCCCGAAACTGCCAGCCCCGGCATGGTTGCTGCGCTGACCGCAGTGGCCACTCTGCAAGGCCACAACGACATCGACCAGACCCTGGCCTCCTTCAAGGAATTCCCGGCCCTGGAAACGATGGTGCGCGAACAGGCCGTCTTGATCGACGAAGCCGTCGCCAACGATCCTGGCATCCAGGAAAGCGCCGAAGCCCGTATGGAGCTGCTGGAGCGCATGATGCCGCGCGTCAACGAGACCAACGCCTTCCGGCGCGAAATGCGCCAGCGTAAGGAAAACCGTCGACCGACGGTCCAGTGGAACATCGGCCTGCTCACCTACGTGATCCGCAAGGCCCTGTTCGAACCGAACTGGCGCGATCCCCGCTTTGCCACGGGGCTGTAACTGAACGTCTAAAATACCTGAGTCCTTGACGGGGCTTAGGTATTTTATGACCACTCACCCCCATTCAATGCGTAGGACTCAATCATGAACCAGTTTGTCTGCAATCAGTGCTCGTGCATGGAAGTGACCGATCTGGTCTATCCGTGCCTGCCCTCTCTGAAGGAGGAGCAGCTGTGCTCCCTTTGCCGTACCGGCGTGTGGCATAACCGGTTCGAGCGTGAGTTCTACGACCCCACGAAACACGTGGCGATCAATCGCCCCAATGAAGGACTGAGCTTGGGATGAACCAAGAAATCTTGCACGATCTTGCTGAAGCCCCTCCTTTCTTCGCTCGCGAAGAGGACGGCCACATCAACTGGCGCCCCCACACCGTCAACGAGGAACAGTCTGCATCGTTCTCGGTCCCGGTGTCTTACTCGCAGGTCTTTCCTCAAGAGGACGTAGACCGCCTAGGTAAGTTGGGCGAAACCCCCGACACCCTAATGACCCACGCCTTCATGGCGTTGGAGGAAGGTCGCGGGATCAAGCCAGAAGGTGAGGACATGATTGACTTTGCTGTCAGTGGTGTCTGTAACAACATCATCAACCGTTTGTTTGATGAGGAGGACCAAGGAACCGATGACATTTCCGCCTCGGATATGGTCAACGAGTTCATGCCCCAACTGGTTCCCATGATCGAACGTACGGTGCGCATGACGGAGACGTACTTCCCCATGCCCGAACCGCAGCCTGACGACGATGGATTCATCATGGATGCCAGTGTGACCAACTGCAATGACCGCACTGTGGTCAAGGTCACGTGGGCTAAGGGATGAGCGAGTCCGTACGACTTTCCATTCCGGTTGGGGAAAGTGACTGGATCACCACCGAAGATCGCGGCATGTTAGCCGATCTTCGATTGGACCCGAACCTAGCCATCGAGTACGGGTTGCATTTCTGGGAGGACTGCTATCTGTCCGGTCTGGAAAAGCGACCCGACTTGTTCTACGACAAGATGGTCGGCGAAGTGGCTGAGATGTTGGACCCCATCGACGGGCACGCTGAGAGCTACGAGCACCAGACCCGGTTCGCTCAACGGGCAGATCAGTTTGCCTGCATGATGGGCCGACATGCCCAGATCCTGTCCAGTCATTTGAGTCCCCGCGTGTTCCATTCCCTCGAAACGCGCCCAGAAAGCATCACGCTGTTGAAGATCAACGACCATCGTACGATCGTGCAAGTGAACTACGAGGACTGAGCCACTCCCCTTCACAGGGGAGTGGCTCTATGCCGTCTATTTCGCTCTCTGAGGCGCTTGCAGAGTAAAAAGCTACCAATCTACCTCTTCTTATGTAGTACGCCTGTGCCGCCTCTTACGGACTTTCAGACATATATCATCCAAGAGTAGGCTATCCTGGAAATCCCATGACCCACATTCCTCTGGTTGAAGCTCGTTACACGTTCAGCCTACGCGATCATTTCGAAGGCTGTCTCCCCCTACTCCACAAATTGATGGAGAGACGCCTTCCTGAAATCTCCCGTATCAATGCCGTGATGTGGAAACGCCACGGCCTGTACGGAGGTACTCGCTACGATGCTCGACGCTACCGTCGGATCTACGAGCCGGCCTCCGATGCAGATGACACGCTTCTGATGCAGATCTACGTGGCATTCATCATGCACTACATCACCCATGACTGTTATACCGTGATCGGTACGGCGATGGAGGCGATGTGGATGGATCTGATTTCGCGAGACGGCGAGTTCCGTAACGCAACCCTTCCTTTCGAGGACATGGCCCTGAGCCCGCTGTACTGGATTACCTCATCGCACTTGAGTGACCAGCTACGCACGATCTCTCTGGATCAGAATCTCGTATTTCGCATGTCTTACTTGGTGGCACCCCCACCATTACCACCTTTCTGAGGGACTCTGCAATGTCTTCGCTCAACGTTCAGTACATCGTGCCGCTCAACCATTTTGCAGAGCATCTGCAGATGGCCTTGCAGCGCCTCGGTGTCCAGCGCAAAGTTCCGTTCTTGGAAAAACAGTTGGAAAATGCGCCGGCGTATGAGATCGTCTATGCGATGTTCAAGTTGAACCTGGAAGAGCGCATGCTCTGGATCAACAGCGACTGGCGCAACTGGTGGGAAGTCATGGAAGACGTGATGGGACGGCACATCTCCGGATGGATGTCGGAAAGTCAGTATCGTCCGGTGCACCGCAAGGGCGCCAAGGCAGTGGACGCCGAACTCACCGCCGAGGATGAACGCATCATCGACTACTACGATGCCATCTACACCGACGTGCTCGATCCACTGTGGCTGATGATGGAAAACATGATCGGTCAGCAGATGGGTATTGCTGAGAACACCTGGGACATGTTCACCCTGGAACGTCGCGATACCTATCAGGTGGAAAAGTCGACCACCGAAGAAGAGGTCTGGATTCCCGACCGCATTGCCACGGTAGCCATCGACGGCAGTTCCACCCCGCAGCTGCGTCCGGTTCAGATCAACTCGCCCGTGTCCGGTCAGGTCCAGATCCGTCAGATCCCCATCATGATCCAGAAGCTGGATCGGATCGATCTGAAGCTGAGCAACATGGGTGACTTCCGCATTCGCGAGTGGGAAGAGAACATCAAGTCCGGTAAGTGGAAGACCCGCGCCAAGGAAAACATGGATGTCCATTCGCTGGCACCGGATCATCTCTACGGTGAAGCCAATCGCGGTTCGCTGGCTGAGATTCGTCGCGCCGGTAAGACCGGTGGTATCCGTACGCTGGGCAAGTAACCATGTCGGACTATCGCTGGCGAGTCAGTGAATTGATGGTCCTGATCTGGAACGTATTGGAGCACCATCCCTATTCCCACGAATTCGGCGTACATGCAGTCTACGTACTGCAAGCGGCCGTAGAGCAATTCGGGGTAGAGTTCACCAAGCCGGTGAACCGCACACCTGAAGATTACCTGATGCGGATACCTGGAATGGACCCCGCTGCGGCAGCACGTGTACAGGGCGATCTGATGACCGCCTTGCGCATTACCCTGCCGTGGACGGAAGGACCACCATTGGACGAGGAACGTCTGGTGGGTACGATCAGTGGACCGATCCTGTCTGTCATGGTCGCCGAACGTGAAAATCTATCGACCCTGGCAGATCAGAGTGACAGCTACATTCCCCGTCGCCATCGAGAACTTGTCTGATTCATGAGACACTACGTCATTATCCCCTTACGAGAGTTGCCTGCGGCGTATCACCACCATGCCCGGGCGCTGCGTCGTTTGGGGATAGAGCCGCGAGGGCTGATCCGCTATGGCATCCTTTACGGAGCCAATCGGTATCTGTGGACAGCCCTCAATGATCCGCTCAATGACGTTTATCGTGAGGTCATCCGATCTCCCCACGTCATTGATGATCCTGAGTTGACCGCTGACATCAACGCGACCTTGGGCGGCACCTATCAGGAAATCTGCGGGTACCTCCAGCGTGACATCATGTCAACCCAAACCAACCTGCTGCGCCATGAGGTTCAGCAGCTGATGCACTCGTGCTTGGATCACATCCAACTCATTGATCAGTATGTACTCCCGTTCATCTTTTCGCTGACCGGGTCGTCGTCAACATTGCGCTACGAAAAAGCTATCAGCGATGACAGCATTCTAGTCAGCGTAGAGTCCCCTCTCATTTGAAGATACGAACATGCTGCTCATGGTCCCCATGCCGATTCCTCACGAGGAGTTGGCCAATCTCGAGAAAAACACGCTGGAGAAATACGGCATCTCCTTCGATGAATTGATGCGCACCGCGATCACCTCGTGGGAGTTCATGAGTAGCGATCGCTTGCCCACCATGGATGACGTGGTGTTGGTGAGTGTCGATGCTGAACTCTTCCACGAGTGGTACGAAGCATCCCGCCGTTTGACTGACATCACCCATCAGCTGGGACGAGCGATGTACCGCATGCTCGAACCGGGCTTGCAGGGAACGTTTGGTTCTGCCGATGAGATTGACATCCGTTACATCAAATCCGTACCCAACGGTATCCTGCTGGATATGCGTGGACGGGACGACTAGGAACCTCCATGCACCGTTTCCCTCCCCACAGTCGCTACATCCGACTCATCCTGCCCACGCGGGATGCGTTTGAGGAGTACGCCACTGTTGAGCACCTGCTGGCGAAGATCAACATCACTCCCCGACACCTTATCGAACAGGTGGTGTTGTACATTGCCCAGAGCAGTGGTCCGGAAGCCTCGCGGATCTTGGCGTTGCAATCGGCCAAGCTGTACGCACTGCCCTATCAGGCAGTGACGACGCTGGTGTCTGACAACGTCTACAACTCGCGTGACTTCATGGCATTGGAGCAGCGCGACCAACACGACATCAGTATCGTCGTGGAGAACATTGTCTTCCGCTCATACCTCCACCTGACGCAGCTGTTCGAGATGTTCTCGATCACCGATGCGCAGCAGGAGATGATGAGCTTTTCCGGCTGGCAGGGATACGACCTCATCGTCGAGATCCCCAATACGTAGGAACTGTCCTATGCAAAACGTCATTATCCCCACGCGGGATGTCATCGAACCCCATCTTCCGATGTGGTCGCAGATGCCGCCCGCGCTGGGGCTGGGACCGGTGATTACCACACTGGTCCAACTGATCTTCAACGGTAACAACGCAGGCGATCAATGTCGGGCGAACTTCTACATTCCGGATGTCATGTACGTCTTCATCGAATTCCTGCTCACTCCGGACATGCGCAAGTTTTTGAACGACACCTATACCGACGAACAGGTTCAAGCATGGATCTCTACGTTGTTCACGATCGTTCCTGGCTTGGCCAATCAACTGGTAGCCCTGTGCCCGCCCATCGTTAATTCGGTGGTGGGTTCCTCCTATGTCTCCAATGTGGGGTATGCGGAGATGCGGGGATTGGATGTGATGTTGTTTGTGGAAACCTTTGACATGGGAGCCAAGCATGACCAGCGATACGCTGCCGGGTAAAATCCAGTTGGGATCAGGTGCTGCTATTGAGACCTACCTAACTGAGATGGTCCCGGCAAATTCGGGTTTTTATGACCTCGGTATGGTTGGACAGGCCGTAGTGAACCATCTGGCCGGTAGCTTCCAGCCCCACCCCAATCGGGTGGCTGGACTTCATCAGGAGCTGTATCGCTTCTTCGCACCTCACGATCACATCTACGTCGATCGAGCACTGCGGTTACTGGTGGAGCAGTACGATGCTGATTTCTTGGCGTTGCGCCGAACCTTCCCGGCCGGCTGGGATCTGCAAGGCCGATTCCGCTACTACTTCTTCAAATGGTCCGGGGACATCATGGTGATCGCGTTGCGCTAAGCCTACTGATATGAAGCCTTTCATCATCAGGAATTGCCATGAGCATCGTAGCACCTACCGATCTCCCGTTTGGCGCCGTAGTCAGCTTTGAGGTCTACCCGGCCCAGATGCTCGGCAACGAATTCAACAACGCCAAAGTCCTGGCCATCGTCGACGCCGACACGGCCAAGTTCTGGATCGACCCGGTCGCCCAGCACGCCAACGTCTATGCGACCCTGCCGCCGAACACGGTCCCGGACAAGTTCGACAGCTACCTCTACGTCAAGCTCAAGCTGGCCAGTGGCATGACCACTGCCGTGGGCCTGCCGTGGATTCGCAAGGAGAGCCTGAAGATTGCCACCACCCGCAAGGTGCTCATCACCGTGGAGAACGTCTCCCCGGAAGATGATGGCAAGCTGCTCAAGGCACTGTCGTCCAACGGCTTCACAGCAGCAGCAATCCAAGACATTCAGTAACCGGATACTATCGTATAGATCGCTTGCGGGCGATCGGACGGTAGCTGGACACTACCGTGGCTTGCGGTTACTCCCATTGTCTTTCTGTTGCTGTATCTGCATATTGGCGCCGGGTTACCCCGGCGCCTCTTTTATGCCGCCTTTTATTTTTCGACTAGCTGGACCTATCCAATGAGCAATACTACCCGTGGGCTGAAATGAAGCATTTCGTCAAAGAGCTGGACCACTACAAACGTGATTACGACCTGCTCGGCACGTACGTGGAAGACCAGGCCAGCCACATGCACCTGATGACCGGCCAGCCGCTGGAGGTCTGTCGTGACTTCGTCCGTAAGACCATCGGGCCGGGCGGTCGTCGTGAGTTGGTTATCCCCGTAGCGCATGTCTTGGTGCGCAACAAATTCGGCGATCGTGAACGCAAAGCCATTCCGTTTGATCGGCTCTTGGCTGACATTCGTGAAAAGCGCGAAATCCTGTCCCCGTCGCTGACTGCCTATACCCATCCGGATGAACGGGTCTCGATTCTGGCAGAGTACATTCAAGGCAACTTGAAGAAGCGCAAGGAAGCCAAGCACGCCAAGTTCGTCGCTGAGATGAAGGGCGAAGCAGTGCTGGCAGCGATCTTTGAAGCGGCCCAGACCACGCTGAAGATCAAGAACAACTCCCTGTCCGGTGCGCAGTGCTCGCCGTACACGGTGCTGTGGAATAAGTCGGCGCACTCCACGCTGACTTCGACTTGCCGTACGGCCACCTCCTACGGTAATGCGAACAACGAGAAGTTCCTGATGGGTAACCGGCACTATTGGTCGCCGGAGATCACCAAGGCCAACATCATCTCGATCATCAACCACAGCGATTACGAGGCCATTGCCCGGACCATGCAGCGTCATGGCCTGAAGGCACCGACGGTCGAACAGACCATGGCCTGCATCACCCGCTCCACCGAGTTCTACTGGCGCAGCCCCAAGGCGATGGAAGCCATCCAGGAACTGGTGAGTAACCTCAGTGACCTGCAGCGCTCGGCATTTGTCTTCACCTCCGATCTGTACCACCTGGCGCAGGTCAATCCCGAGTTCGTTCGTGCCTTCTTCACTCGCATGTCCATCCGTTCCACGGAAAACCTGCTGGTGCCGGATGCGGACTTCTATGTCAACGAGCAGGATGACAACCTGCGTGCATTCGTCTCGATGCTGTGCGCCCGCCAGTTGCGCGGTGGCAACATGCAAGAGGCGTTGGTGCGTGCACTGGTCTATCCCTTCGGTGTCCCTGAGCAGGTGCTCGACGATGCTGATCGGTACTACGATCTCAACGTTGCCGAGAAGATGTCCGGCTTCATCAGCATGCTGCGCGGTAAGCGTAAGGAAGAGGCTGTTGAGAAGCTGAAGAAGGAATGTCGCGAGCTGTGGAAGATCCTGTACTGGGAACGCCACGGTCTGGAAGAGGCCAAGGTCAAGAAGTATCGTGGGAACTTCCCGGTTTCCGACGGTACTGAAGCCAACGACTATGCCATCATCGGCGCGATGACGCAGCAGGTGATGTACGCACTGGACGGCTATGAGGATTTGATCCAGAGTTTCTGGACCACGCCCAATCTGCCGGCTTCTGTGTACTACATGCCGTCCATCATCCGACGTACGGCGATCACCTCCGATACCGACTCCACGATCTTCACGGTGCAGTATTGGACCGAGTGGTACGTAGGCAAGCTGGACTTCACCGACACCTCCATTGCCGTGGCCAACACGGCGGTGTATCTGGCCGGTCAGCTGATCCGACACATCCTGGCCACGTTCTCGGCCAACATGGGTGTGGCGCAGAAGGACCTGAACCGCCTGTCGATGAAGAACGAATACTACTTCCCGGTGTTCGTCCTGACAGCGCGTGCCAAGCACTACTTCGCCTACATCTCTGCGCAGGAAGGTAACGTCTTCAAGGAAATGAAGATGGAGATCAAGGGCGTGGGCTTGCGTAACTCCAATGTCCCGCCGCGCCTGACCAAGGCCTCGCACAAGCTGATGCGCCACCTGATGGACTCGGTGATGGCAGGTGAGGCGATCTCGATCAAGCAGGTGTTGCGTTACATCGCCAAGAAGGAAATCGAAATCCGCGATTCGGTATTTAGCGGTAAGTTCGACTACCTCAAGTCGATGAACATCAAGTTGCGTGAGTCCTATTCGGAAACGGCTAAGTCCACCAACTACGATCACTACTTGCTGTGGGAATCGGTGTTTGCTCCCAAGTACGGCTCTGCAGGTGCACCGCCGTACCGGGCCATCAAGATCCCGATGGAAACCGACTCCCCGGCCAAGATGAAGACGTGGCTGGATTCGATCAAGGACCGCTCCATCGCCAAGCGCATGGAGGAGTACCTGAAGTTGAAGGGCAAGAAGTCTGGCATGAAGCAGTTGATGTTGCCAGAGACCATCGTCGGCAGTATCGGTATCCCCGAAGAGATGTTGGGTGCGGTGAATATTCGCGGTACGATTGCACAGGTCATGGAAGGGTTCTACATCATCCTCGAATGCCTGGGTTACTATCGTGCCAATGACTACAACACCAAGCTGGTCTCTGACGATGAATGGTTGCTCGATCCGGAATGGGAATTCGGCGAGTTGAACCTGGACTAAAAGCAAGACGGCATATAACCCCCGCTCTCCAGCACGGAGAGCGGGGGCGCCTTTTACAGGTATGGCACGATCTGCTCGCGCAGGAACGTGATGGCGTGTGCGTACTGCGCCGGGTTGAGCGGGTTGGCCAGGTACTTACCGCCATCCAGGGTCACCAGGTACGTACGCAGTTGAGTCAGGTACTGGCGATTGCGCTCGTTCTGCTGGGCTTGGTTCTGTTGCACCAGCCAGGCCACCATCTCCATACGGGCCAGCAGGACCGGCCACTGCATCTGATGGACGTAGCTCAGATCAGGCAGTCGCACGACCTCGTGGTAGTCCCGATGCCACACGGTAGGGAAGCTGGACAGCAGGGTATCAAAGTCCGGCTTCTTGGGCAGCATGTTGGCGATGAAGTTGGTCAGCACCTGATCGATGGCACCCGTCCAGTCCGGCAGGGCAAACGGATGGCTGTTGCGGATATTCGGCAACGGCTTTCCGTAATAGATCGCCATCATGCGATTGAACAGGGCCACCTCAACATGCGTATAAAGCATGTTGGGCAACGGCACCTCCATCAGG